TTCGTATGGAGTTCCAACATATAGGACATTGTTTTTGTCTTGACGAATATGAATATGACCTGAATAAACTCGTTTAAATGACTTTACATCATCATATTCTAGTCCATGCTCAAGTTTAGTTGCTTTAGTTAGACTAAATCCTTTGAAATCAGCATGACAAAAGATATATTTTGCGGAATCATATAACTTTACAGTTTCTTTTAATTCAGGTACAGATTCTATCCAAGGTAACATTAAAAACTTATGTGAGTTTAGTTCCAAGATCTCTGGCTTTTCAAAGATATTGAAATTCTTGAACATAAGATCATATCCTTTTAGAGAATGAGTATCAGTTCGATCTTTATAATAAACGTCATGGTTTCCAAGAATAAGATAGATGCCGCGTTTAAATTTTTCAGACAAGACCTTAGCTATCTGTAAAGAAATATTTTGAATACGAACATTTGTTGATTCTCGAATATGGTTCCAATCACCAACTTGAACAAGAATATCTCTTTCTGGATCAAATCCTTCTTCGTCTACCTTTTGTAAGAAAAAATTAAGAAGAAAATCAGATTGTATGTCTGACCATTCCATTGAGTTATTTCTTACACCAAGGTGAAGGTCGCCAAGTACAAATACTTTTCTAATATCTTTTAATTTCATCCTTGTGGAGCTAGCTTATCGATGTCAATAATTTTTGTTATACTCTCAAATTTTGCAAGATTTTCAGCAAGATCAGCAGCTGATGAAAATACGTAAGTTGTCGGCAAAATAGAATTTGCATCATAAAAAGTAAGATCAGTCGCTGCAGTCTGCACTATTTTGTAAACCTGATCGATATTTATATAATCGACTCCAGTTGAGTGTGTAAGTTTAATCCAAGCCATTAGTGTATCTTTTTTTTGTGCATCTTTCCATCAAGGAATTGATACTTTTTATTTAATTCGGTTAATAAGAGTTCTTGAATCTCTGTTTCTAACATATCAAATAACTTCTTGTACTCAATTGATGAAATAGAAGATATTACTTCTAAAATATAAATTGGGCTATAAAACATGATTACATTAGATTTTAACTCAAGCGTTGTGTTAATCTTGTTAAATATGAAATTAACGTCTTCCTTTGAAAATTTAGATTTAGTCACAAACGGATCAGTTGAGGATCGGGTTATTATTTCTGAAATTTCAGGATCGTTTTGTAAGAAAGAAAAGATTGCGTCTAAAATAAATTTAGTCTCAAGTTCACTTTCATATTCGTATAAATCTCGTAAGTAGGAATCTGAGTAGTCTCGTGAAACCGAGATTCCTCTCGATAAAGAATATTCGTCTGAATCTGGCAGACCATCGCCAGTATTATAACGATTATTAAAAATTTTGTCTTCCCTGACTATCGCGGGAACGTTTTCATCATCCTCTTCTTCAATCTCGTTTATGTTTTCAAGTTCGTCATCATTTGGTCTCATTAGATATTAATTATTTTATATCTGATTGAAGAGGTCATCATAATCTTCATCAGTTTTTGGAGAAGAAGGAGTGGTTGAATCTTCTAAGTTTGAATATTCATCACGAAGAGAATCAGCTAATTTACTAGCTTCTTCATCATCACTATAAAACTCGCTATTTGTTCCTACTTCTTCGCTTAGCCTAAAGTATTCTTTATGCATTGTGTAGAACTTATAACTTTCTTCATATCCATTGTCGCGATTTGCAATCGCTTTTATTTTCATTCTACTTTCAAGTGGACTGCGCATCAATCCAAATAATGAATCAACTGTGTGAATTAGACCAAAGGATTCAGCAACCGAATCCATACCTAGGTCAAAATTATCAATGTCTTCTCGTTTGATTTGAGTAGCGCTAATAATACACCATTCATTTCTCATTGCAACACCACGTAATTCCTCAGAAATACACTTGATTTTTTCATAAAGACCGTTTTGATCTTTAATTGGGCGTAATAGATTTAAGTAATCGACAACAATAACTTTAAATCGCTTGTTCATCTTGCTTTCAAGACGTAAAAAGTAATTTTCAATATCGATTGCAGTTGCACTACCTGTTGGAAAGTCTTTAATTATTAACTCTCCACAAGATTTACCAGAAGATTTTAATTCGGCAATTTTATCACCAATTAATTGGCTGTGTTTTGCATCGGTAATTCCAGAGTATACATCAGATGGAATACTTAAAATATTTGAACCAATACGTTTCATGTATTGACGTTCTGGTAATTCAACCGTTACTAATCCAGTTACGTTTCCGATTAGGAACGAACGAGCAGCAATATTTCCAAGAACCATAGATTTACCAACCTTAGGTCGACCTTGAAAAACTACAAGAGATTTTGGGTTCCATCCTCCGCCTAAACACTTATCTAAAAATGGAAAACCGGTAGGGCTTCCGTTTTTAGCTAATTGTATATGTGCTTCTGGATTAAAGAAGTTTAGTCCAGTGTCTCCGCTAGAGAAATTAACTGAGAGTTTACTGCTAATATCATTTCTTACTTTTTCTGAGATCTTATCGATATTTTCAGGATCGATCGAAGTAGTTTTTAGATATGTGAGTAGATCAAAAACAGTAAGGTTAAGATTTCTAAGCAAAATAAAAGAACGTACGTATTTGTATAGATAGTCATAATTATACTCTCGTAAATTGAACGCATATAAGTCATCAAATTCTTCATCATCTATTGTTGCATTTGTTAATTCCAAGTAACTTCTTAGTTCCTTGTGATTTGGTATTTTTTCGTATTCTCTAAAAAATTTTAACGCGATCTTAAAGGATTCTTGTCTATTTTCTTCATTGAAATATGAAGGCTTTACCATAGTTATCAACTCTTCTCGTCTTAATGAATCATGGCTTTTCGGTTTAAGCTCATTATTATCATTATCGGTATGTAAAATAAAGTTCCACACCATCTTTTCAAGCGAGTCTATATTTTCGGTAAAGTCTATCATCTATATTTTATAAAAGTTCGTTAATCCTTTTTCTGTAATCTTCATGGTCTCTCCAGTAACTGAAACATTTTCGGTAGCAATCAGATTCTTTAATCTTTTAACTAGATTTTGCTTAAAAGTTTCATCTTTTAACTTATCTCCGAAAATATATTTCATAGATTTGGATGTGAACTTAAAGTTCTCAAGCGAAAGATCCTTGTCCTTCGCTTGAATAACTTTAGTTAAGTACTGTATTATGTCAAAAAGAATTGTCAATTCATCTTGCAAATTCTCTTCGTTATAAACATTTAAGTAATATTTAATTGGTAAATCAGAGCGAATCTTCATCATTATTTAGGTTTTCAAGTTCATCGTTTTCAAGGATATCAATTCCGTCTTGTGTTTCTGGAAACTTGAATGTTGGTTTAATGATTTTCTCGTCCAATTCTTTTAGAACATCTTCTGTGAATAATCTAGCTGAGAAAAATTCTTTTACTGGAATTTCATCTCCATTGTGACGACTAATATAATTTTTTGCAAGTTTACCTGGCATAAAATAGAAAGTTTCTCCAGATACTTCAAATTTAGAGCAATCTTCTTGCTCTGCAGGTTTAAGTTTAGAAAATTCCTTTTCAGTTAATTTTTTACCACGACCGACTCCACAATTTTCCCAACTAACAAATTGCTCTAGTCCTACAAATGGATTCATACCCTTATGGAAAGAGATATGGAATTCAATATCGATCGGTTTAGCTAAACGATTTTTCTTAGTTTTAGAGCGAACGATAATTCCTGTTGTGGTTTTTGCTTCATCACGAAGAGTTCCTTTACTCAACATCAAGATAATTGATGCAGAGAATTCCGGACCTCCTCCGCCCGACATACCCTTTGGAGTGTATTGATCCATTGAAGCATACGTATGGTTAGTAAAGATAAAAGGAACTTTAAGATTTGAAAGTTCAAGAGTAAATGATTTGAAAAGTGATCTCATTTCTTTCGAACGAAGACCCATATCTGAAGCATTTTTACCAGCATCCATATCTCGTTTACTCTTATCAGTATCTAACATACCTACTGAGTCGACGAAGATTGCTGGCTTCAATCCTGGATTTTCTCTCATTGTTTCAATAAAGTCGTTAATAAAGAATTTAACGTCGCTGATTAAGCCCATACGCAAATACTTTAATCCATCTAGATCGACTCCGAATTTTACATAATCTGAGCGGTCGATTGCACCTTCAGTATCAATATAAAAAACTAAATAACCTTTCTTTTGTAATTCGCGAACTGCGTTTAAACATAAGAAGGTTTTACCTGCACCAGAATCACCAGCAATCCCAATACTTCGTGTATTTGGATAGCCGCCGAATACTGAGCCGGACATTTGTGCATTTAGGAGATAATTACCAGTTGGAATGTATTCATCAATATCTGAGAATCCCATTAGGGTAATTTTAGACTTAACTTTTTTCTCAAGCAAATCGTTAAATTTGTTGAATGCGTTAAGTACGTCTTTTGTATGTGACATATCGTAATTATTTTAATAATCTTTTACTTAATGCCGACAAAAAGTTCTTAATCTGAAAAATAAGAAATGAGAAGAAGGGAACAAGATAACGCAAGAGAATCTTGGATATCCCCATTTAAAAGTCTAGTAAATCTGACCTTTTCGATGGATTGAATATTTTGGTTTGGGTTAAGGCCAATTGGAGTATATCCAGAAGGATCTTCCATGTGATTAGTCAAATTAACACCATAACACTTATATTCTTTGCTAAACGGTACACCATGTCTTACAGTACCTAATAAGTAAGTATCGTTTACATGTATATCGTTTAGTCCCATTTCATCTGCAAGACACGATTCAACTGCATTATAATATGAGTCGAATTGATCTTTATTAAAAGTATCAGTAATACAGGTAAATCCAACTCCTCCGAGTAAATGATCCATGTATTTTGCTAAGTAAATATTTTTGATTTGGCCGCGTTCGTTTAAATCAAACGGCAAAATGCAAATAGACTCTTCAGAGCAAGCAAGTCTTCTAAATTTTCCATTATTTCCAGAAAAAGAATACATTGAGTATTTACCATCATTGTATTCTTCCTTTTTGTCGAAATGTTTGTTATCGGGATTCATTTACCTCAGTTAAATTTACAGTAGGTTTAGCCTCTTTCTTTGCTGGCACAACTGGTGCCAAAATTGATTTCATAGAGTCCTGTACTACTTGTTTATTTATCATTCCATGCAAGTATTCTGCAAGTTCAGATAAAAACTTGTCCTTGTTTTCAGCCCCATTGTACATCATTTTAAGAAGCTTACGATCTGGTAATTTAACCGTCAAGTTAATTGAAATTTGAGACTCTTCTGAGTTAAACATTGCAAACATGTTCGGTTTCGGTATAGGCGGAGGAACTTGTGCACCAGTCTGAACAGGCTGCATCGGATTTGCAGGATTGGCTGGAACATTGACTTGAGGAGGCACTACTGGAGGAGTCCGTTTAACATCAGCAAGTGGACGAATTGGTCCATTGATTGCCATTGCTTCCTCACGGCTTAATGGCTTATCATCTCCGTGTAACATCATTAAGTTTGAATTTAATTTGCTACTGTCGATTTTTGAGCCATCATCGAACACGATTAAAAATCGGCCATTACTTAAAGGCTCAACGTCTCTGCATTTTACTACTTTTCCAAGTAATGCGGACTGGTCCGTTTTTACCCACTGAAATCGTTGGCCAGTAAAATTCTCCTTTAGAGAAATTAGTTTATCAGTATCCATTTTTTCTTTATTTTTTGTCTTCGAGAACCAATTCTTCCATTGTGGAAGCATTTTTGTTTTTGCTAATCTCGTTAAGAAATTCTTCATGTGCAGCGGATTTATTTAACGAGTTAAATGAATTTAGAGGAATTTCACTATAGGAATCATCCCAAAGCGGAATAAGTTCTCTTTCTCGTTGGACTCTATATTCAGCAATTTTTTTACGAATCTCCTTTACTTGATTTGGAGTCACTTTGTTTTTACTGGCATCGAGGTAACCTTCGAGCCAACTGATGAATTTACTAGACATTTTCTTCTGGATTATTTTTATTTAGGTCGTTAGCAAGATCGGTGAGCTCGCTAAGCATTTTTTCTTTTAAGATAATATCAATATCTTCTCTAGTCTTAGCAATAAGTTCAGATATCTCAATATCAGTTGCATTGATTGCATTTAATACTTCAAATTTAACGTTATTAATATTTTGTGCACGATAAGTAAGAACATGATATTCATCTCCGAGCTTTGCATCCAAGCCAGAATATACTTGATGAATTGCCTGAGCATCTGCTGCTGCTGGAAATCCTACAATAAATATTGGTTTTGCCATCTTATTTTGAATTTTTTAATTGTTTAATCTCGCCTTGAGTTTTAATACGTTCATCATAAAGACGAGTTAAAATTGTACGGGCAACTGAATCGTTTTCACTTGAAAAAAGAGTATCGTTTTTCGTATGGATTTCAGTACCTCTGGTTTTTACACTACCTTTCTTACCTAAATAAGTATCTGGTGAAATGTTAAATTGGATTTGAATATTTGGATACATGGATGAAAAGTCATAACATGCAATATAGTTATAGTGACCAGGATTTGGTTTCTTAACGTATGCTCCTTCGTATGTGCCATCGTTATCTTTTGACTCTCCCCAAGGAAGTTTCATCATTTTTAAGTTCTTGTTTAAGAACTCACGGCACATTAGGATCTCAGCAATATACACTGGACTAAATACTTTGTTTACGTCTACTTGAGCCACATTTGCAATTGAATAGGCAACATCGAGTAAAGAAAGCTTATCTTCAATCAATTTAACAAGAATAACGTCAATTACGTTATATAAGGTAAAGAGATAAGTATCTTTTTGAAACGCAAGAAAAGATGGATAATCGTGTTTTAATTTAGCTACACCTAGCACAAGACCTGCAATATAATCTAATTTGTAGTTTTCTACAACTTTAAATGGTTTAAGCTTTTCAAAAACCTGCATATAATCAAGAACTCCAAGGTGAGCTGGGATTCTATTTTTAGAAATTAGAGTACGAGACGGAAGATTTACAGTAGAATCGACTTTCATGTTTTTAGCACGATTCATTAAATACTTCCAGTCAAAGTCGGTTACGTTCCATCCAGTAACAAATGAAAACTTTGGAACTAGATTTTGAAAATAGAAATCTAGCAATTCAGTTTCTGTCGCAAAAAACTTATATCGTATTTTAAACTCTTGTTCAAATAACCACGCATCTTTTGGATTTAAGGGAACTGTCTTTCTGAAGTATTCATTAACTTCTTTTTCCATGCGAACAATATCTTCTGGAGAAAGTCCTTCTGGCTTGCCGTCATCGTGTAAAATAGAGAGAATGTAGGTTACATTGTCTTCGTTACAAAAAGAAATTAGGCCAACTGGCATTCTGGCTCGTTCTGGATCTGGAAATGAGTCATCAATCAACTTGATCTCAATATCGAGATAAGTTTTCTTTGGAAGATTATCGAAACTGTAAATTGCTTCAAGTTCTTCTCTGGTAAGCTTTTCTTGAATTAACTCTTGGATTCTAAACTGATTAATATATCGACCTTCAGTTTTACTCTTCTTGATGTATTTGCCATCCCAGTTCTTGGTTGCAGTTGGAGTAGAAGATTCTACCCAATTATAAAGTTCATGGTCAACAAGTCGCTTTTTAATAAAAGCTATTCTGCCAGCTGCATTATAATAAGAAATAGTTAATGTGTTATCGTTTAATACTTCAGCTCCAATTATCATACTTTTGGTTTAAATAGTTCGTTAATATGTCCGCATTTTGCACAAATTACTACTGGGATAGGCACAATTGAATCTTGCGCACCACCTGTCATAAATTTGGATACTTTTTTAATCATCATTTTCTCTTCGAAAATAGTCCCGTTACAGCTCTCGCATTCAATATATGGAGCATCTGCTAAGTTGATGTTTAATTTTTGTTGGCCTCCTTGCGGATTAGGGGCGTCACCGCCACCGATGATTGATTCCATGCTATTTTTGTTATTTTAATAACCGCGAGCTTGACGATCACGATTTTCTTGGTTTTTACTCATGTACATATTATACATCTCCTGAGGAGTCATGCCGACTGAAATCGCATAATTCATAAAGAAATGGAGCATATCAATAATTTCAAATTTGCATTCGAGTTGATCTGCTTCAGAAAGATCTGAGAACTTAGTAAAGCTGTATTTTGCAAAATCTTTCTTCCAGTACTTCCAAACAGCATTTCCGCTGCCATCTTTGATTCCGCCTAGAGCATCAGTTGCTTCATGGATCTCATCAATCATGGCATGGGTATTAGCGTGCCAGAAATTCATTACTTCTCGAAGAGTCATATTTTCGAAATTCCAGCCGTAAACGTTCTTTTGGGTGTCCTTTTGGAGAGCAAGAATGTCTCCTAGTGTGTCTTTGCTTTGGGAATAAAGATCTTCTATCTTAAGATCTGAACATTGGTTGTCAGTATTGGCCATT